CTCGACCAATCTCGATCCGGGCCGAGGTCCATCACTCATATCGGGCACGTCGTTGTCGTGCTTTACAAGCTGCCTCTTAAGGATGGCGATGGCTTCTTGCCTAAAGCCAAGGGCATCCGCGACACGCTCCCCAACTGGAAAGGAAGTGAGAAGTGTGTCGATGCTGGCGCAGAGTTCGTCGGTGAATTCCAGGCTTGCCCATGTCTGCTCTGCCTTGATCCACTCTTCCTTCTCTGCTTTGACATCTCCAGGTTTCATGTTGTAGAAATCCGCGAAGTGTGTGGCCTTCACCATGGCGTATGGCGACACATCTGCCGAGACATTGTTCAGGACATCACCCAAGCAGTCCACCAGCAGTTGATCTCCATCTTCTCGACCAAGTCTGTGCTGATCGTCACTGTACAGTGTGACCGCGCCTTTTCCTGCCCTCTGGAACGCGTAAATGAACAGAGCTCTGCAGGCCTGGCGCGACACCATTGTGTGACGCAACCGAAATGATCGAAGCCACAGTTCTGTGGCCACCCTCATGTAGTCTTTTGCAGTGGGAACGTATGTCTGCGTACCTTCGGCAAACAATCTGCCAGGAGGGATGTGCAAGCTGAAGGCGAGAATCCTCTGGAAGTTCTTCTTCAACTTCGGAATGAAGTAGCCCTTGTTCTCTTTGCCCGTGTTGATGCACATCAATGACAGCAGTTCAATGTCGTTCGCCTCTGCCCAGTGACTGCAGGGGTCCACCAGTTTGCCATATTTCTCCCATGCCAGCATCATCTCTTCCTTCGTGCGATAGGCTCCGAATGGCAGCAACATTGCGCAGTCGTCGCCATCGCCAGTGCAGCAGTCGAAAGAAGGATCATCTGGGAAGTGCTCTTGCTTGACCTTGCATGGCGGCACTTCGACCACGCCAGGATTGCGCTCTTCTTGTCCGTGAAGGAAGCACTCAGGTGGGCAGAAGAACATGTTCCTGATCCTCTGTTCTCCATCACTGTAGAGCCTCAAGAGCTCGGCTGAGAAGACGATGAGCATAAGCAGCCTGTTCGCGATTGAAGTCCCGCGCTCTCCAGAAAAGAGAATGGCGTCTCTTGGTGCCATGCGAACGTTGTGATACTTTAGCTGCCATCGCACGTCTTCCTTTGCTTGCGCACATTGTGTCACCAAGTCAGGCTGGAAGTCTGCTTCGAGGAACTCGATGATCTCGTCTTGGACAGCGACCATGCATCTTCGGACACGCGATCTGTCGTCGACTGTCCAGCTGGAGTCCATTGCGCTCATGTCAATGGAAATGATCTGCTGCTTGAATCTCGTGCCTCGATCGCTGAAGCTCTTCAGCCTCTGCTCGATGTCTTCCTGTCGGAGTCCTTTGATGACTAGGTGCGGCATGAAGCGTTTGAAAAGATTCTCCACGCAAGCGATGCCTGGGGCGTCTTTCGCGCAGATGTCCATCCCCATGCTGCCGACAAGGCGAGCGAGTTTATTCAGGGGCAGACCGATCTCATTTAGCTTCACAAAGCCTCGGAGAAATGGCTTCTTGATGGTTCTTCCGATGCCAACCAATCTGGAGTGATAACGCTCGCGGGACGCT